TTTATTTCCACCTCCTGTGAAATTATAACGTTATAAAATTTGGCTGGCTAGGCCCTTTCCTCTATGTCCAATAATATTAGATTTTAGATAAAAAGGCAAACTTTTACAGAAATCTTCCTACATTATCTAGGATTCTTGAGTACTTTACCTCTAAAATTACATCAGTTGCGTAAAAACCTTGTAGCTCTTCTGATGGAGCGGTAGGGGATATGTCATTAATATATACGGAATGGAACTTAAATTTATTTGAAAGGTTAGCCCACTTGTTTATATCCCTGGCCGTTTCATCCATTCTTCGGAACTCATCGATCATAAAATTGCGTATTTCATTGATTTCTGTCACGTCTGTGGCATATATTGTAAATAAAAATTGCTCTATACAGACCATCCAATTGTCTTCATATGACATTCCAATCTTATCATAGACTATATGCTTCTTCCCGCTCAAGAATTGGTTCATTTCTGGAGATTGCTGAATAGGCAAAATAGGGACTATGCTCTCTCCAAGATTATCGCTATAATATTCATCTGCGTCAAATATTCCTACCGCCTTTAATCTATTCCATAAATATTTACGCATTTCATACATAGCATCAAGTTTATAGTCGGCTGTCATAATACCCCTCCAAATGCTGCTGTTAGTTGTGCTTCCGCTTCCGCCCTTATAGTATTAGGCCTAAATGAATATTGAACTTTCTTAATGCTTGGTGGCACACTTAAAGCCTTGCCCATTGCAGATCCAAATATTTTTTGAAACCCAGACTTTTTAATTGAAGCATTAATTAATTGACCATTAAAAAAGCGGCTTGTTGCAAGTCCAAATTGGTTTTTTACTCCAGGACCTCCTGGGCGTTTTACAGTTACAGATTTACCTTTACCCATAAACACTATACCAGTATCACCTTGAAAAACTAGTCGTTCTGCATTTCGTGGTCTAATAATTAATGGTTGTCCTGCTTCCATTACTTCAGCCTTATTAATAAATACATGTCGTCTTCGAGAAATTTTATTTGGCACTACAGACTTAGAAAGTTTATAATTTACTGCAACCTTAAATGATAATCCCTGTTCAGCTGTTTTAGAAAGTTCAAATAATCTGGCATTTTTTTGACCAATTCTTTTCCATTCATATACATGGTGTAATGATTTTGGCTTAGACCTTGCTAATGCATCTATATACTCTCCAAAGTCTTTGTCTATTTGTTCAAAAATTACTTCAGAAAACTTATTTTTAAATGCTTTATTAGTAGTAAGTTTAGATACTACACTTGCCTTATAATATAAAATAGCAGATATATGTGCAGATAAAGATTCTTTCATTATCCCACCAGGCATTGAAGCAGTCATATTTGATTCTAGTCTGCTTGCTGCTTGTACTAATGCTGTGCTAGAGTCCAATTGTCTGATTCTCCGATCTCTTGATTGTAGAATTATATGCAAGTAAGGTTCCGTATGGATCCATTATTGGAGTTGTTCCAATTACTTCAAATACGGTTGGAGTTTCTGTTGGGAAATTAATTTCTTTCCAAATTACTTCATTATTTAATGTTCGGATATTAGATATTTTATCTCTACTTGTTAAACGCTCTAGTGTTCTAACTTCAAGATACTGTTCATTAGAATATTTGTTTCCAATAGTTTGTCTGTCTCCTGTGCGGGTAGATGTTGAATTATTAATTATACCTTTAGCAGAACATGGAATAGTTGTGTAATAATTCCATTGCTTTTTGATTGCTCCAGTATTTACATCCTGCTCTTCAGTTTGACGATATACGTCTAACTTCATAGTAAGAAGCGATTCTATTAAATCGCCACTAATCATTTTAGATCACTACCATTCCAGTTATTACATATGGCTGCAATAATTGGTCTACAGTTAAATTTCCAGTTCCACGGAATACATCATCAAAATATTCAAAATTCCAGTCAAATGTGCTGATACGATTAATATACTTATTTCTCCATTTAGAATCTTTAGAAAAATAATCTGCTACTAATAATGTAGCAGCCTCTTCAACATTTTCTGGAACATCATCCCAGCCAAATTTTCCTTGTATCCTATATCGAACTCCATTTTTAAATACTCCACGATATGAAACATCATTAACTGTTGGTGGAACTTGTCCATTAGCAACATAGATAGTATTATCCATCATAGATTGCATATTGACTCTTATTCCAAATCCGCTTTCAGAAATAATTGGAGTGTATCCCCAATTATTAATGTTGTTAATATTATCTACCAATAAATAGTCATCTGCATATAATTCATGAAGTTCTGCTAATTTAAATGGTAGCGCAAGGATGTCTGTTCCAGCCCCCCATGCAACCTGCACATCATCATATAAAGAAAATGATTGACCACAATAAGAATCAATAATTCGTCTTGCATATTTTTCTGCCATTATTAATTCATGATATGTTTTATAATTAGGATCAGATTGATCTAATCCTAAGTTTAAATCTTGCATCAGTTCAGTTACATCTACATATGGAGTTACAACATCTAAATGAGAAACATGTTGAACTATTTCCTGATTACCATTTAATTCAACTTGATATTCCCAAACAATTTTAAATTCTCTTTGCCTTGTTGTTAATGAAAGTGGTAAAACAATTTGATATGTTCCAGGATCAGTTTCTAATTCTATGGCTATAGTTTCATAAATTAAAGTTCCAGGATTAATTGGAGGACTAACTGCTGGATCTTCTGTAATATCATAAATCTTAGCCGTTACATATCCAGTAGCAGAATATAACTCTCCCGCATAAAAAATTGTAGTTCTAGTTGGAAAGTTACTTCCTACATAAATCTCTGCCATTTAATTAGGCTTAGCTGTAATACTCCTGCACTTCCGCTGGAGTAGCCAATCTGAAGCCCTCCTCCTTATCAAAAATTTGTTGAGCCTTCTCTTTACTTAAAGCAGCAAATGGGTGCTCCTTAGTAAATGTCATGCCCTCAATATCATATCTAAAGTTATCACGAATCATCTTAACAAGCACTGTGTTCTCTGGATTATCCTTCTTTGGATCAAACTTAGGAAGAATCTCAATCTCTTCTGTATTGTCTTCAATGTCCTTGGTGGCCTTTTGATATACCGCCCAAGTTACGCCTTCTTCTGCCAATGCGGCAATAATGTCAGCCTTATTTTTTTGGCTCTCTAGGTCTACGCCGAAATCTTCAGCAATCTTCTTTAATTCAGATACCTTTAATGTCTCAAATGACATAATTTCTCCTTTATACTCGTATTGTTAATTATAGCATTGTTAAATTAAAATGAAAAGCCCCTAAATTAATTAGGGGCCTTTCTTGCGGATTTAAATCCTATTTAATTATTAAGAAGCGACTTTAACGTTCTTAACAACTACCCAAGCGTCTGCCTGCTCGATTTGGACACCAACACGAGTATACATTGTGTACTCGATAGAGTCCTTACGTGGCCAGAAGAATCGGTAAACAGTTACATCACGCTTGATACCAATAACAACGTTATTTGGGAATGTCAAGTGTACGTCTCCGTGTTGTCCAGATGCTCCTGTGTATGAACCTGTCTGTGCTTCTGGAAGTAGTGGAACTTCAACAATTGGAATACCAAATGCGAAAGGTGCTACGAAGCCAGCTGGTCCACCAAGCTGTGCTGAATCACCACGGATAATGCTTGAAGCAATATCCTGTGGGTTAGCAAAGTTTGTTGAATTGCTTGTGCTGTATAAGTAATCCTGAATCAGGTTTGAACCTGAAAGGAAACGAAGGTCTGTACGACGTTGCTTGTACTTACGTGGAAGAGCCTTCAATGCAGAATTGAATACTGCACGAGAGACTGCTGCACCAGCAGCATCAACGACGTGACCATAAGCCTTAGACTTTGCAACAACACCTTGGAATGCTGACATTAAGCCAGATCCTGAACCTGTACCATTAAGTAGTACGTCTTCAATGTCGTTACCTGCCTGTGTTGCCATCAAACGTGCAATGTGATCTTCGAGATCTGCACCTTCAATGTTGTCTTCAAGGGACTCTGTTGAGAGTTCCCAATCAAGACGGAGCTTCTTTGTTGTTAGAGAAATCTTTGAGAAAGTTACCGCTGCATTTGATGCAGTGTTATCAGCCTCAGAAGCAACAGTCATAAGTCTTTCTCCAATGCCGATACGATCAATCTCGGTTGTATCTGCCTTCATACGAACTGTACGGGCAACCTTACCGATAACTGTAGCATCGAACATGTAATCTAGGAAACGTGCAGACTGCTCTGGATTTAGCAAACCGCCATTTCCATTTTCTGATGCTACGTGAACACCAGCTCCACCAGTGGTAGAACCGAAGCCAGTAGCGACAGTAGTATTAGCAGCAACTGCTTTTTCTAATGTTTCGTTACTCATTTTTATTTTTCACCTACCTTTGTATTATCGAATTAATTCGTTTACGGAACCGAGGAAAGTGCCGTTCCATTTTGACTTTTTGATTGTCACTTCCTGAGACCCGCCAAGGTCTGAGGACTTCTTAATTGCGGTTTCTGATTCTACCGCTTCGACACGCTTTTCAACGCCATTAATCGTGTCCTTTATATCTGCGACAGCCTTTGAAAGGACTGCGTGTTGTTCTGCCAATTCTGAAATTCGAGTATCAACGCTCTTGCTAAATGTTTCAACGGTTTCTTTAATTCCTGAAACTTGAGCTGCGTTTGCCTCAGATGCCTTGTTAAGAGTATCTGAGAAAAATCCCTTAAGATCACCGAGCATCTTTGCAAAATCAGGTTCCTCAACCTCAACTTCTGATACGTCGGCTGCTTTTTCCAGAGTTTCGGCAGAAGCGTCTGCTGCAACTTCTGCAGGAGCTTCAGCTGGTGCTTCGGCTACTGCCTCTGCTGCTGGAGCTGTTTCTTCTACTGCTACAGGAGTTTCTTCAACTGCTGCAACTGTTTCTGTGTTTTCTGACACTTCATTACCTCCTTCTGCGTTTGCCTGTTTTGCAATTGTTGTATCAGGCAACGGTAATCTTGTCTTCTTAAATGAAGCAAGAATTCTATCTATTTCTGCCGCCTTGTTAACATCATTAGTTTCCACCCAACCAATTAATGTTGCGTCTTTGCCAGTAACTGGCGAGACATACTTTGAATCTGTCGAAATAAAAACAGAATCACTATCTGCACAATAAAAAATATTTTCTGTAGAAACTTCTGTTGCCATTCCTTTAAAAATAAGTTGTCCATTCATTTTTTGAATTGACAAGATATTGCAAAGTTCATTAGCTGGTGAATCTACTACTGAAAGTTCTACTAAAGAATATTCTTTAATAAATCTTACTGATTTACCTGTTGCCTTATTAACTTCATTATCTGAATTAATAATCTTTCCGCCGATTGAAAATCCTTGCAATGTTCCATCAAGAATTTTTTCCCAGGTGTCTTGTGCACCTTTTGAAATATAAGCATCTACATAAACGCCACTATAAAACTCGCCACTCTTTGGATCATAAAATGTTTCTGGCTTAAATGAAACCATTTTACCAACTGCTGTTGGTCCATGCATTTCACGAATGTTTCCACGGAAACTTTCAAATGCTTTCATACTTGCTTCTGATGTTACAACATCACCAGTTTGATCAACGTTGTCTAAAGTTGCAAAACCTGAAACTGTGCGCTTTTCACGGTTGACTTTAGTAAACGGGACAGATAAATTTATCGTGTCGCCACTGGAATGCCAGTATGACTTTTCAATATTCATATGCTTAATTATATTTATTTAATAATAAAAAGGCAAATAATAGTTGCCTAATAATTACGGAGTTGTTCTACCTTCCCCTTTAGGATTTCTGGCTTCCCCCGCCAAATCGGTCTGATTTGATTGCCTATTTTGGTCCCTTAATCTATTTCCATTAGCTTGAGTCCTAATTTCAGACTGTTGCTGTGGCTTTAAAACTACAACTTCGTCCCCACCATCGATTGGGACCATACCCTTACGAATACGAACTTCATTTGGAGTAATTACCTGCATTCTCAAATAACGCTCATCAATCTTAGACATAGTATCTTCATCTGTAAGAGTAAGTTCATTAAATTTAATTAATAGGGCATCTGTCATTTCTGCAATAATTCTATTTAATTTCTTTTCAAGAATATCCTGCGCTGGACGACATACCTGCTCTTTAAACATTTTATCTGCGTCACGAGCAGCAGAAAGGTTTACACCTTCTGGAATTCCAATTTTAGAAATAGGAACTCTATGGGCAAGAAGGATTTCGTCACGATTTGATTTACGGTAAGTATTAAAAGATGACTCTTGCTGTCCCGCCTCAATTGGCTCCATCTTAAATTCAACCTTATTATCTGGAGTATCGGCAGGAAGTGGAACATAAAGGGATCTATGATTTTTACCTTTAAGACCCACCTGGAAAAATTCCAGAAGTTTTCTTTCTGATTCTGGAGAAAGCTTAGCACCCTTAACTGTAATAATATAACGTGGCACAGCCTTATTCTCAAAATAATCAATATTGTATTTGCCAGCCAACTCATTTCCAGTCATGGCATTTTGTGCAGCGATGATATCTGGAATGCCATAGTAGTTGTTCATTGGGGTGTATTTCTTAAAATGAATAATTTCGTTTGGACGATCTTCTTGAGATGTAATTGGGCTAGGGGTTTCTTGATCTCCATAGTTACGGAAGAATACTGCCTTGCCATAAAGCAATTGAATAAATCCATCACGCAAACGACGAACACGCATTGTCTTTGCTGGGATATGTCC